ACACCTTGGAGAGGATTAGAAATTGTTCTTCCAGCTATGGAGTCAATAAAAGATCCCGATATTACACTAGATGTTTATTCAAGCACAATTATTTATGGTAAACAATTCGAAGAAGCCAACGATAATAAATATCAAGACTTATACGAAAAAGCAAAAGAACTTCCAAATGTTAACTATATGGGTTATTGCGACCACAAAACTTTAGTAGGAAAACTTAAAGACTATGATGTTAATTGTTTTCCAAGTATTTGGGAAGAAACATTTTGTATTTCTGCTATGGAGTCTTTAGCAGCAGGACAAGTTTTGATCACAACAGATTTAGGTGCATTACCTGAAACATGTTGTGAGTTTCCAATATACATACCATTTACGCAAAACAAAGCTAAACTTACAGCCCAATTAGCGGGCACTATATTACAAACAAAAAAAATGTTAGAAAAAGTAAATTTAGAAAACGGCCTCAAATTTCAACAAGAATATTATAAAAGATTTTATAATTGGAAAAATATAGGAAGACATTGGCAGAATTTTTTACAAGGAGCAATTAGTGTCAGAAGAGACAAATAAAAATCATATTATGATATGTACGCCTGTACACTCTGATGTATCAATACATTACATGAAAGCTTGTTTAGATTTACAAAAAGAATGTATTTTAAATAAAATAAAAATAACTTTTCAATTGATGAAATCATCTCTTGTTACGCAAGGTAGAAATTTATGTGCTTCAGCTTTTATGAATTCTGATGCAGAACATATGTTATTTATTGATTCCGATGTAGAATTTACAACAAGATCTGTAATGAGATTAATTAAATCACCACATGAAGTATCGTTAATACCATATCCCATTAAACAAAAAACAGATGCTAAGTTTAGACAAGATTTTGAAACAAGACCTGATGATGACATTAATACTATGGGACATTTGTTTCCAATTGAGTTACCAGATACAAAAGACATAAGACCTGTAGATGGCTACATTGAAGTTATAAAAGGACCTACAGGTATGATGATGATAAAAAGATCAGTATTTAAAAAGTTAAAAGAACATTACAAAGAGCTTGTTATTAAACAAAAAACTTTAATGAATGGTGAACTTGTAGATAGACCAAACTATTATAATTTTTTTGACACATATTGGAGTCCATCTAAGAAAACTTATATGGGAGAAGACTTTTATTTCTGTCAACTTTGGAGAGCTATTAATGGTAAGATATTTGCTTTATGCGACGAAGAAATAAGCCATATAGGAGAGTATAAGTATACAGGTAAAGTTAAGGACGAATTCTATAAAATCGACTGATGTTGAAGAATAGTCATATATAAGATAAAATACCATAATAACTAGTTAAAATATTATGGATCCATTTACTATAGCATTAGCAACCTTTGGCATACAAAAGCTAAGAGGTAAATCAACTAAACGATCATTGAGAGATGCCGCTATCGCAGGTGGTATTGGACAATTAGGCGGTATGGCAGGAGTACCTGGTATGCAAGCCTTTGGTAAAGCAGGTTCAATGCCAAGTATGTTTGCTAGTGGAAATTATTTGGGACAACCTTCTGCAGCAGATATGGCAAAATTAGGAGCTAATGAACTCTCTGTTGGTCAACAGATGGCATCAATCCCAGGAAATGCGATGGAAGGAATTAAAGGATTAATTGGAACAAGCGCAAATTCTGTTACAGGTGAAGGCGGTAAAGGTTTCTTAGGATTAGGCACAGGTGAAAAATTAGGTTTAACTTTAGGAGCAGCAAGTTTATTAGGTGAAGATGAACCAACAGAAATGCCTGAAGGTACAAGACCTGAAGATTATAAAGCTGCAAAAGAAAAAGCAGATAAACAATTAGCAAATATTTTAGAAACATACGATTACGAAGGAGAGGCTGCGGGTATATCACCTTATTCTTATCAAAAAGATAATTCGCTATATACTTTTAGCGAAGGCGGTATTGCTGAAGTTAAAAAGTTTAACGAAGGTGGTATAAATTATTTACCATCTAAAATTGATCACAATGAACAAGATACTAATAACTATATAAGAGCTTCAGGGTACGTTGAAGACGGAGCAGGTGCAGGAGATAAAGACGAAGACACGATGCTAGCACAATTAGCTGATGGCGAGTTCGTATCAAGAGCAGATGCTATATTAGGTGCAGGTATCATGGAAGGTGGCAACCCTAAAAGTTATAAAGACATGCGAAAAAAAGGAGCTGCATTTTTTTATGACCAACAGGCAAAGTTTAAAAGAATTTTTGATTTGTTAGATGCGTCCAGAAAAAAAGCAAATTAAAAAAGAAGTCGGTGTTTTATACATCGAAACAAAAAAACTAGACGAGTACTGGTCGCTTGTAGAGTTTATGTTACGAGAAGGTTTAAAATATGATGGTGATCCCATGAGTATTAAAGATCTTCGAGAAGGAATTAAACAAGGAGCTTACCAATTATTTATAATGTTTGGCTCTGATGATGGTGAGAAATACAAAGTGTTTGGTGTATTTGTTACTAGAATAATGGTTTTACCAAACTACAAACAATGTGAAGTAATATTGTTAAAAGGAGAAAAAAGACAATTATGGCAAGACGAGGCTGCAGAAACAATAGAGGATTTAGCGAGATCGGAAGGTTGCAAGAAGATAGCAGTTCATGCAAGACCGGGTTGGAAAAAATTTTTAGGGACAAAGGAATGGCAAGTAAAAAGATATTTATATACAAAGGAGTTAAAATAATATGAGTTTCATCTTCGGAGGCGGAGGTGGTGGCGGCGGAGGCGGCTCCACTTCAGGAACACAAGTATCAATAGCTAGGGAAGCACCAGAAGTAGAAAGCCGAAAACTCGCACTCTACGATCAAGCCGCTAAACTAGCATCTTCACCTGTAGGTATACCTGCATTTCAAGTTGCGGGACCTAGTGGTTTAGAACAAACAGGATTTACCCAAGCAGGAACGACAGGTATTGGAGCACCAACAACTACCGCAGGAATTGGTTCAGTTTTAGGTGGACAACAATCTGCGATGGCGGCACCTAACATAAGTCAATTTTTAAATCCTTATCAAAATTATGTAACCGACGAAATTGCAAGACAAGGTCAAATGGCACAGAATCAATTATCTGCTAATGCGATAGGAGCAGGTGCTTTTGGTGGAGCAAGAGAAGGTATTCAAAGAGCAGAATTACAAAGAGCAACTCAAGCAAACATTGGTCAATCAATGGCACAAGGTTTTGGTCAAGCTTTAGGTGCTGCTCAAGGACAACAACAATTTCAAACAGGTGCACAAATGCAAGCTGGTCAATTATTTGGTGCTTTGGGTGGTCAACAACAAGCAATGCAGCAAGCCGACATTGCAAGTTTATTACAAGCAGGTGGAGTTCAAAGACAATTAGGACAACAAGCTTTAGATGCACAAAGAGCAACAACTATGGCAAGAGAATATGAACCTTATCAAAGATTAGAATTTTTAAAAGGCATTATGACTAACTTACCAACATCACAATCAGCCGTAACAGCAACCACGGCACCAGGAACTAATCCATTTGCTCAAGCAGCAGGTACTGGTATTGGTGCTTATGCTGCCTACAATATGGCAAATAGGAGGGTTTAATTAATGCCTTTACCAGCTTTAGGAGTTTTAGGAATGTTAGGTCGAGGCGCATTAGCAGGCTATCGTACGCTTAAAGGAATAAGAGCAGCGAGAGCAGCTCAAGGTGTGCCTATGGGTTATCAAAGAGCACTTGGTTCTCAAGGTGCTGGATTGGGGTCTGGGACTTCAGGTACAGGATTGCAAGGACTAATGGCAAGAGGAGCCAAAAAGTTTCCAGGAGCTACAGGCTCAACTGAACTTGGTACAGGTTTATTACTTGGTGGTGAAGGTGTCGGAGATGTTATGACAGGAGCTAAGGAGGGAGATATCGGACAAATAGCATCTGGTATTGGACAACTAGCATTAGGTACACCATTAGCTTCAAGAGGTTTAAGATTAACAGGTGCACAAAGAACTTTAAAATCTAAATTTCCTGCAACATCATCTGCAATGCAAGCAACAGGTAAAGAATTTACAAAAAGAATACCAAAAGGGACTACAGCTGTAGGTCTTGGAGGCATAGGTACAGGGATTGTTTTAGGGGATAAAGCTCCTGCAGAAGAAAAAGTATTAGGTGAACCAATTCAATTTACTGTAAAAAATGTTTTAGATATTGTAACAGCAGACAAAATAAACATGGGTAAACCAACAATTATTGATGGCAAACAAGTTATTATTGGATCTCCTGATTACAAAAAAATTGCACAACAAAAATTAGATGAAGCTTACAAAAACGAAGAAGCTCAAGGTACTACGCCTACAGCAACGATTGATCAAATAGCAGATTCATTTACATTTGACCCTAGAGTAACAGGAGGAGCAAAAAGAGTTGATGATTCACAACAACCACAAGCACCTGGAACAACAGGAATGGATTTAGAAGAAATACAAGATGCTGCGGAAAGACAAGAAGACCAAGCTGAAAAAGGTAAAAGAATTAAAAACAAAATGGCTAACAGCCCAGAAGCAGATGAATTTAATAGATTCTATGACAGAATTACAGAGTTAACAGGTGGTAACGATCAAACAAGTAATTTACTTTTGTTCAAATTTGCAACCGGATTGATGTCGGGTAAAACAGCTCAATCTGGTGTAAGAGGATTTTTAGATGTTGCAGGCCAAGCGGGATCAGGTGTAGCTGATACAGCTTTAGCATTATTTAGTAAAGAAAAAGATAGAAGAAATAATTTAGCAGTTGCGTTTATGAAGGCAAAAGAAAAACAAAAAGGTGCGGGTATTTTGAAAGCAGATAAAACTAGAAGAACAGTTTTGATAGAAGATCCAAAAGATCCTTTAGGTGGAAAAGTAATAGATATTGGTATTGAAAAAGATACAGGGGTAGATGTGATGTTTGTACCAACTCCCGATGGTTCAGGAACACAAGTAGTACCAATGAAATACACTAAATACACAGAAGTTAAAAAACAACCTGCGAGATTGGCTAAATATAGAAACCAATTAAACAGTATTTCTCAAGGTTATGATTATGCACAGGAAGTTCTTTCAATGCCTGACGGTACGTTTGGTTTAACAGGTAGAACACAAATAGGTTTAGAAAAAATTTCATCTGTTGCAAATGATATATTTGGTTTTTTTGGTGGAGATTTAAATTTAGATAAAAGTAAAATAGATAGAAAAATTATAAATTCTTTTGCTGAAGATATCGTAGATGAGCAAGGTAATATTATTCCTGCAACTGAAGAACAAAGAAAAGAAACCTCAGAAGTTACTAAAATGTATGAAGATGAAATTGGTGGTCTTTTAAAAAATGCTAAAAGAACAGATGGTGTGTTAGATAACTTAACTAAAGCAAGGTTAATTGAAACAAGAATGAAATATGTACTTGCGAATGCAAACAAATCAGAGGATAGACTTACAAGAGCTGACGTTGAAGACGCTGCTCAAAGAACACAAATTTTAGGTTTAACTACTGGGGAAGATGAAGTAAGATCGGCCTACAGAAACCTTGCAAAAAACTTAGAAAAACAATTCCGAGGAATTGCTAAAGCTTATAATTTCGCAGGGGGTAACAGAGATTACATAGAAACATTTACAAATATTCCATTGGTTCAAGCTATGAATGCTAAAAAAAACCAAGAGTTGTTAATGTATAATGTCATGAAAGATCAAGAAAACCAACTTGCGAGCATTGAGTAATGGCTACACTACAAGAACTTCAAACAAGGTTAGATAACAAAACATTTGATCCGTCCGCACTTAATGAACAACAAGTAGCTGCTGTTGATTTAGCTTTTCAACAAGGGAAACTTAAAGGTTATAAAAATGTTGCAGAAGTTACGAAAGAAAGAGATATAGGTGCAACTTTAATAGCCAAAGAAAAAGAACTTAAAGCAGATCCTTTTAAGACGGCAACTAAAGGAAAGATACCTTTTACTGATGAAGGGGTAGAAAGATCTGATCTAGAATTAGTAGGAGATGTAACAGGTAGTGGTGCAGTTTACCTAAAAGACATGAATAAGATTGTAAGTGCATTTGCTAGAGATCCATCGGCTTCATATGGGGCTGATAAGTTAAGAGCTTCGGCAATGAACTTTGATAAATATGAAAAAATGTTAAACAAATTACCTTATGTAAGAAGATTTAAATTATTAGGAAACGTGGCTAGACCTTTTGCTAGATTTTTTGATGGGTTTAGAACAGCATCAAAGGCTCCTTCACAATTATTATTAACTGAAGCTAAGTCTCAATTAGCAGGTAGTGCTGGAGCAGGTGCAGGATCTTTATTATATGACGCTGCTAACTTAGCAACTGATTTTAAAACTGCTGCTTTTAATGATTTAGGAAATGTATCTGAAAATGATATTAAAAAATTACCTTATTCTCAACAAGTTTTAGTTCATTCTGTTGAAGCTATGCGTAATGCTTTATTTTTTAACTTAGCTGGTTCATCCTTAGCTCCAATACTTGGCGCTACGTTAAGGGGTACTAAAGGTATTTTAGGTTTAGGTAAAGAATCTAAAGAATTAGCTGAAGCCGCAGCAAAAAGAAATATAGAATTAAGTGCATCGACAGTTGCTCAAACAGAAAAGTTTGGGGGTAAAATTGTACAAGGTTTTGAAAAAGTATTCGGTGTATTTCCATTTGCTAACATTTTTGCAAAGAGACAAAGAACAAAAGTTGAAAAAGAATTATTTGAAAATTTTTTAGATGAAGTGGTTTCAAAAGCACCTTTAGAACAAGTAGGAATGCTTCAGTATCAAATGCTTCCAGCAATGCAGAAAAACTTTTTAGATTACCAAGCTACAATCGGTAGACAATTTAAAATGCTAGATACAATTATTGATGGAATGAACAACCCAAGATTTATTCCAACTGCATCTGTAACAAAAGTTGCAAAACAGTTTATGACAAGAATGCAAGAAACATTACCTAAAAATATTTTAGGCAAACAGGAACCTGCTTATGGTCAAGTATCAGCAGAATTTCTTGCAACTAAAATGAGAGGATCTGGGTTTGATGATGATTTGATGATCTTAATTAATAAACTACAAGATATTGATTCTCAAATTACACCGAGAGAATATCAAGGCTTAATGAAAATATTAACAAATAGTGTTTACTCTTCTAAATGGACAGATCCTTCAAAAATTGCATATGATTTAAGGACAGCTTTCAGAGAAGATTTTAACAAAGTTGCTAATCCAGATAATATACAAGGTTATTTATCAAGCCCTAACTTTAAACAACAATATGATGACTTATTAAACTCAACAGGGAAAGAAGCAGCTGATGAATTTTTAAACGGTACAGTAAAAAAAATGAATGACTTTGGTACTCAATTGGAGGTAGCTAACAGATATTTTAGTACAATCGTAAAAGCATTTAACACACCTACTGCTCAAAAGATTGTAAATAGTTCAGCAAATATTTTTTCTGTGAAAGGTGCTTTGAATAATTTACCTGTAAAAGTAACAGGTGACCAAATGTGGAATAAAGTTGTTCACAATGAATTTGCATATGGCTCAGCTGATGGTATTAAAGAGTTAAGAAAATTGTTTGGTGTAAATAATCCTAATTTTAAAGAGGGTATTGAATTATTTAATAGAGCTAGATCAAGATATATTTGGGATGCTTTTTTAAAATCTTTTAAGAAACAACCAGAGTTACCAGGTAAAACAATTGCTGATAGATTAGGAGATGCTGAAAGACTTGGTGCAATACAATACAAAGGTTGGGAAGAGATATTTGATGCAGCGGGCACTAGACAATTAGAGCAAGTTACAAGAGTAGATCCTGTGATTGCACAAAGATATAAAATCGGTGAAGTAAACGCAAATGATTTAAGAGTAAAAGCAGGAGAAGCTGGTGAATTTGATATTAAAGCATTTAGAAAAGCAATGGGTTATACAGGAGAAGCTAGTAAAGAAGCTTCAATGGCTAAGTGGACTGAGATGTTTGGTGGTGGTGAAACAGGTAAAGTTGCGGCTAATGATTTAAGAAAATTTATTGATATTTTAGATTCAGAGTATGGTAAATTAATATCTGACTCACAACAGTTCATTATGAGAAGATTAATTCTTCAAGGTGGTGCTGCGGGTGCAACAGGAGCGTTTGTAGCTGGAGGTGGTAATATTTTAACTGCTTTACCTTTTGCTGCTGTTTTAGGTATGGGTGGTTATCTTTTATCAAGTCCAAAAGCATTAAAACTAATGTTAGATGTTTATTCAGACATGGAAAGATTTAACAAGTTAGGTAAAACTATTAATCCTACTAATATGCCAAAATCAATGTTCAAATTATTTAATTGGATGGCTGAAGAAGATAAAGATTTTCCTGATGTAGATCCAGATAAAATTAATTTCGAAGAAGTTACAGAGTATCTTTTAAACAAAAATATTAAAATACCTGAGTTAGGATTTAGTACAAAAGCTATTGACCCTAGATTAAGAAAAGACCTTTTCCCTGAGCTGAATGTAATAGATAAAAGCTCACAAGCTGAAGATATAGCTGGAGTAAATTTTTTAAAGGGTTCTGATAAAGGAGGACAACAAGCTGATGCTATAGTAAATTATCAACCTGTTCAGACTATGCCTGATGCTCCTGATTACCAAGGTTTAGTAGATCCCAAATACTTACAAAACACACAACCTGTATCACCTATACAACCAGTAAACCAACAACAATTTCAGAGTTTATTCCCTAATGATCCATTAGGTGCAGCAATAGCAGGAAGAGGACAACAATAATGGCAAAAAAATCAGCATTAGAAAAAATTGAAAACCACGAGAAAATTTGCAGATTGATGCAAAGACAAACGTTTGATAGAATAGACAGAATGGAAGCACGAATTGCAAGAATGGAAAAATTTATAATAGGTGGTTTAGGTGCAATTCTTTTAGCTGTACTTTCAAATCATATGTAGTATAGATTTCGGATGAAAATAATCCGAGAAGATAACAAATTTACTATTACAGATTACAAGTGGGATAATAAGTATTCATATAGTAATTACTTTCGAGACGATGATAACGGACCACGAACCTACAAAGTAGGAGAAAAAAAAGTTCCGTCTGTTACAACAATACTTTCAGCAACTCAAAGCCCAGAAAAGAAAGCAGGATTAGATGCTTGGAGAGAAAGAGTTGGCCATCAAGAAGCTCAACGAATCATGAACCAGGCGGCTACAAGAGGTACAGAAATGCACTATGTATTAGAAAACTACATTAATGGTGTAGGATACTTCAATTTATCAAAACAGGGTGTCCAGCCTAGATTAATGGCTCATAGGCTTATAGAGGACGGCTTAGGCCCATTAAAGACTATATATGGGAGTGAGGTAAACTTAGCATATGAAGATAGGTGGGCAGGATCTACGGATTTAGTGGGTATCTTTAATGATAAGCCTACAATAATTGATTTTAAACAATCAAATAAACCTAAAAGGGAAGAGTATATAGAAGATTATTATTATCAAATTGCAGCATATAGTTTAGCACATAAGAAGCAACATGGCGAGATCTTGCAAGGGTTTATAGCTATATGTACAAAAGATTTATTATTCCAAGGTTTTAAAATGGATCAATCAAAATTGTCTGAATATGAGGATAAATGGTTTAAGAAAGTAGAACAATACTATTCTAATCTAAATTAAAATCAAAAGAAATAATTCTTTTTTTTAAATAAGTTTTACTTGGTTCGGTATAATGCATTAAAAACTGTGGCACTATCATTATATCTCCTTGCTTAACTTCTGGAGTATATAAAACACTTTCATCTTTTTCATTATTCCAAGGTTGTATGTAAGTTGTTTTTGGAGAATCTTTTTTTTGTTGTAAATAAATTATTCCTGCATAGCCTTTAGATCCATGGTTATGAGGAATATGGTAATGGCCTTTGTCGTAAGTGACTGACCAGGCTCTTTTAATATTTACTTTTGAATTAAACTTAGTTCTAATTAGTTGAAATTCATCGGCAAATATTTCTTGCAACTCCCAAATTATACTTGCTTTGTTTCGATTACTATAAAAATTATCATAAGGCATTTCAGGATATTGATCTAAAATTTTTTCTATATGTTCTTTTTTATTTTCAAAATTTATGCATTCAATTTTAAAAAAATCTATTTTAAAAGCTGGTTCAATAAAGTATTTTATTTTATCCATTTTTTTACCTCTTCACCTAGAGTTTGTGCTGAAAGTTTCATTTTTTTATCTAAGGCTCCAACTATAAATTCATCAATTGTGTTTTCAGCAATCAAATCAATATATGTTACATTTTTGTCTTGGCCGATTCTGTGAGCTCTGTCTTCACTCTGTTCACGAACTTCCAAGTTATACGAATTACTGAAATACACCACGTAAGAAGCAGATGTAAGGGTAAGACCATAACCACCAGTGGAAGGATTACCAACAAAAAAACGGCAGCTATTATCATCTTGAAAACGGGAGACAGCTTCTTGCC